TAGCAATATAAGACAGGCTTTAATAGATCGTTTTGGGGTGGTTGGTACGAAAGGTAACAAAGGTTGGTTTTATGGTGTTAGCAATGACGTGTGGGCAGCTATAGCTTGCGGTACTACTTATTCAGATTTATATTTAAAAAGGGAGTTATAACATGCAAAAACTACCTAAAGACTGGATAACTTTAAGAGGTTTTATAGTATTGTGCTTGCAAGAGTTTGAATGTATATCAAACCAATACAAACCATGGTTATTTTTAAGTTTGATTATTGATAAAATAGTTTATTTAATTGAATTTGTTTTTGGAATGATTGTATCTACACCATTAATAATTTATTGTATTATTAAAATAACGGTAATATTAATAAGCATATTAAGCCAAAAAGTAAACCTAAACAAACAAGAGAATAAAAAGGAAGTGCGATAATGAAAGTTAAAGTAAAAATTGTTAATAAAGATATTGACCAAAACAGAGAATTTGAAGTATTGGAAGAACATGCAAATTGTTATATATTAAAATATGATGATAAGTTTTTAACAGTAAAAAAGGAGTGGTGCGAAGTGATTGAAGAAAGCAAAATAAAAACAAAGACAATTAGAATTACTAAAGATTTAAATGTTACTAAGTTAATGAAAGGTGATACATTGACTGCTGAAATTGAAATTGGAGAAAGATACATTTCCATTAGAAGTGGTATTTTAAAAGGTTTTTCTATTAATAAAGATTGTTTTGAATATATTGAAGATGAACAAATTAAACAAGGGTTTACCGTTGAATTTAAAAAATATTGCAGGAATTGTAAGTTTGATCCTGATTTTTGCAAGAAGAACAATAGTATGTGTATTTACTTTGAAAATTGGGAACATAATGAAAAATTTAATAAAATGGTTAATGATTTAGATAATAATAATATTGGATCAGCAAAAGAAGCAACCCATTACATGCAAGGAGAATATGAACCAATACTAGTAATGCAAGATAAATTAACAAAAGAACAATTTGAAGGATTTTTACTTGGTAATGTAATTAAATATTCATTAAGGATGAATCATAAATTGCAAAATAAAAGTGATGCAGGTAAATGTAGACAATATAGTGAGTGGTTAAATACTATTATTAATGGTAATAAAATAGTATTGGAGCGTTAACATGGATAGTGTAATAAATACTTATCAGTTTATTATTCAGCAATTATTAAATGAGTTAGATCGTAAAGATATTGTGGTTAAGTATTTTAAAGAAAATGGTAATCAGAGTGAAAAAGACATCGTAGAAAGGTTGTTATATAGTGAGCAGATTTTTAAAACCTAGATATTTTGATTTTAAAAATAAAAAAATTGGAAGATTGACTGTTATTGATTTGAAAAGTAGCGGAAGTGATGGAACATTTTGGAATTGTATATGTGATTGCGGAAACTTAATAATTGTTAGATCAACAAATTTAAAGAAAAATACAAAAAGTTGTGGATGTTTAAGGAAAGAAACAAAGTCTAATTTAAAGCATGGGCTATATGGAACTCCTTCATATAAAATTTGGAATAAAATGATTCAAAGATGTACTAATGAAAAAGAATTAAATTATAGTGATTATGGTAAAAAAGGAATAAAAGTATGCGATGAATGGTTAATATCTTTTGAAAGTTTTTACAAAGATATGGGAGAACGACCAAATAAATTAACTTTAGATAGAATTGATAACAATAAAGGATATTTTAAAGAAAATTGCAGATGGGCTACAATGACTGAACAACAAAATAATAGAACAAATAATGTAAAATTTGAATTCAACGGTAAAAGTAAAACATTACCTGAATGGAGCAGAATTATTGGTATTAAAACAGGAACTTTAAGATCTAGAATATCTAGCGGGTGGGATATACAAAAAGCTTTATCAACTATAGCAAGAAGTTATAATAAATAATAGTTAGTAATTTATTAAAAAGTTAGGAAGTGTATTATGTTATATACAGATTTTGTAGTTTGCAAAAGATTAACAAGAAAATTACAAAAACAAAATTATAATGTTTTTAATAAAACAAAAAGATATTATCAAGTTTGTAAATGGCGATGGTATATGCAGAATAACAAATAGATTTATTTAACGACTGCTTGAAATATAGTAGTCGTTTTAATATGTTATAATAGGTATAATAAGCGGTAATAAAATAGTAAAAACGTCTATCTAAATAACTATAATCGCTACACTGTATAGTTATATGAAGGAAGTTGAATTGATTATCAATGAGAATATAATGTTTATAATGGTTTAAAGGTTGTATTGAGAATTTAAATTTACTACAGGTGAAAACAACTATATTCATATAATGTAAAAAAATAAAAATTATTAAAAATGGTGGTGGTTTACATTGCTAGGAAATTAACGGAAAAACAGAAAAGGTTTGCTGATTATTATATAGAGTCTGGTAATGCTACAGAAGCATATAGAAAAGCTGGATATAAATGTATTAATGAAAAAACATATCAAGCTAATGCTAGTAGATTGCTAAGCAATGACATGACTAGGGAGTACATTGATAATATTATCCAAAAAAAGGATAATAAAAGAATAGCTACACAAGATGAAGTCCTTATCTATTTAACTGCTGTAATGCGTGGAGAAACACTTTCGGAAGTTGTTGTAATCGAAGGAACAGGGGATGGTAATAGTAAGGCTAGAAGGATGGATAAAGCTCCGGACGAAAAAGAAAAACTTAAAGCTGCTGAAATGTTAGCTAAAAGATATGGATTAGATAAGAAATATGAATTTGAAGAAAGAAAAACAGTTATAGCAGAAAAGCAAGCACAAGAATTAGACGATGATATAATTTATGAAGTTGAAGAACCTGATTATGAAAAAGAAAGCTAAGTTTAAACCACCATATAGAAATAAAAAATACAGGTTTATGTTTGAAAAAGATTACATACCTAAAAAGTATAATATTTTATATGGTGGTACTGGTTCGAGTAAGTCGTTTACAATGTGGTCGAAGTTAATACAAATGTGCTTGCAGTATTCAACCTTTGATATATTAATTGCTAGAAAATACGCTACAACTTTGCATGATACCGTAGAAATTCCAATATTAAATATTATGATGAAGTATTTTGTTAACTCATTAAGTGGTAATGGACTAATAGAGGGTAGAGACTATACTTATAACCGAACTCATAAGCATATTAAGTTTTCGACAGGTAGCATAATTCGGCTTAAGGGATATGACAACCCTGAAAAGTTAAAAGGTATCGATAATGTTAATGTATTAGTATTGGAAGAAGTAACAGACTTCACGCAGGACGATTTAGAGGACATACAAGACAGATTAAGAGCAACTCCACCGTCTAATCATCCATGGGGAATAGAACTTAAGGTATTTATGATGTTTAATCCAATATTTAAAACTCACTGGATAAGAGAATATTTCTTTGATATTGCCATTGACATGGGTGAAGAAATACACAAAGACATAGTAAAAGATGAATCAACTACAATGGCTTTAAAAAGCACATGGAGAGATAATTTTTATTATAATGGTCAGTATAAAGATGATAAACTTAGAAATAAAATGAAGTTAACTAATCCAAGAAAATATGGTGTTCAATGTAATGGTAATTGGGGAGTGCTTGGTGAACTTATCTATGAAAACTATGAAACTGGAACATACAGTAAAAACATATTTGATTATGAAGATTATTCGCTCTCATGCGATTTTGGTTTCGAACATAAGACAGCTATGTATTTAATAACGTTTAAAGATGATAATATTTATGTGTTGAAAGAAATATATAAAAACAAAATGATTGCAAGTGATATTATTAAAGAATACGAAACGCATTTTAAACAATATAGAACAGCAATGATATGTGATAGTGCAAGACCTGAGATAATAGAAGAAATGAGACGTAAAGGAGTATTCGCATCGCCTTGTAAAAAGGGTGCTAACAGCGTATTAGAAGGTATAGAATGGTTACAAGACCGCAGAATATTTATAGATGAAAGTTGCAAGGGATTAATTGAGGAAATACAAACATATCAATGGGAAAAAGATAAAAAAACCGGTGCAAGAATACCAAAACCAATTAAGGTAAACGACGACGGACTCGATTCTATCCGTTATGGCAGTTTAAAATTTAGAGCGAAAAGTAAGCTAGATCATGCAAATTAGACTATGAAAAATAACATAGTCTTTTCTTTTTAACTTATTCTAAAATATATTTAAAAATACTATTGCAATCTATATTAGCATGTGGTACAATAAAGACAGATAAGAGATGCGGACAACAAAGGGTGTCGGTCACAAGGAGTTTTTAAAATGAATAACGAAAAAGAATTACAAGTGGTAACTACTGAAACAACTAATAAAGAAACTGGTTTTAAATGTATGGAAATTGATATGGAAACAAATGAAGTATTCGCAGTATTTGTAATTAAGTAAATGGTGCGGTTGCAAAATGGCAACGACTATAAGGAGTTTTTGAAATGACAACACGTAAATACAACAAAGTAAAACAATTATCAAAAATGGGAAACAATCCGACAACGTTTAGCACGTTATTGCAAAAAGTAAAATTTGAAATAGATATTGATAAACTTACCGCAAAACAAATTGCAAAAATAATTGATTTAATGTACCTAAGTAAATAACAAAAAACAAAAGAGATTAGGTAAAACTAATCTCTTTTTAATATATAAAATACTTTTAAAAATAACATTGACAACCTAAAGTATTTTTGGTATAATAAAGACAGAGGTTGAGATAACAACCTACTAAAACTTAAAGGCGGTACACGAAATGAACA